TCACCAGGGTTCCATTTATCATTATTTAGATTCTTCATCTCGTTGTTTCTATATGCATCTTTTTTCTTTGAGTATATATCATTCATCTTTAAATCATCGCGATGAAATGTTTGACTCTTATTAATAAATCCGCCATCAAGTAATACCACTGCTGATAAGTACGAACTCTTTCTCCAATCTTCTGGTATACCTAACATAGTCTTAAGATTAGTACCACCAGTAAATGCACGATTAGTATGTTTACTTAGAATTTCATTAGTGAAGTATTCATACGTTTTCTTTCCTTCAGCTGTAACAGCGGCACACCATAATGCTTGTGCTGCTTCAGTTTCGGCTGTGGCTTTTGTTCCTGGTCCTGCACCACCTGTTTCACCACCAAATAGTTTAGACTTAAAGATATGACTACTCAATACATTCTTACCATCATTTGTACCAATAGAAAAGCTTTTACCATCTCTTGTAAATTGATCTAAGGCATTTAATGCTGCCTTTTTATCTGTCACTGTGTACAAATCATTCTTATGTCCTTTGCCTGGAACCATTTTAATAGGTGTACCATCTTTAATTAATTTTTTAAGGATGTTTACTCTTAATTCACCAGTGTCATTATTAACACCTGCAAGATCAGCGGGTCCTAGTGGAGCTTCTACGATATATTCTTCTACCCAACCTGAATCATCTTCTCTTCATATCTTGTCTTACGATCAAGTACTCTTGCAAACTCACGGTGATTTAAACCAAAATGATCTGCAGCAATAGCCTGAATTTTTTGTTTGCTCAAGCCTCTTGAGATTACATCAGGATCTTTTCTTAATGCTTTCATCATAAGCAAAGCACCTTTATACTTGTCTTGATGTGCAACTCTGTATATCATACGCTTCACCTTCTTCGGGAGAAGATCGACTAAACGCATTTGAGTATCTTCTTTTACTTTTTCATTAAACTGTAACATTAATTATCTACCTTTGATCCAGCTCTCCATTGGTAACATGACCAATATCCTGCAGTTGTTTTATCTTTCTTCTGATCACAGTTATGTCTTGCACGAAATGCTTTACGTCTTGCAGGGTCATCTCTTTTGATCTCTGAATTAGGATCACCAAAGTTTACCTTTACGACATTACCTTTATCGTTCTTTACATATACATGGAACTTAGATGCAGAACCTTTAGGTGAACGTGTAGGGTTATTTAATGTCTTGCCTTCATATTTCTCAACAACCTCATCTTGATATTGCTGTTCGCATATTGCATCTATTGCTTCTATTTGTTTATATGTTTTCATATTATCCGCCGAATTCGTGTCCTGCAACCCTCTTCATTTGCTTTTTAAATTCAGCAAAATCTGGTTTAGACTTGTATAGTTTAATAGAGATCTCTGGTCTATCTTTACCTTTAATTCTCCAATTATATCCTTTTTCTTTATGTTCAGGCTTTGTGGTCTTTACGACTCTTCTTTTAAACCCTTTTTCCCATGGTTCACTCTTACTGCCTGGACCTTCTTTAATTTGTTTTAACGTCTTCATTAGTTATTCTTTATCCATTCTTTTGCTGCCTTATTTCTTGGCAGTTTCTTAGACCATTTCTTAATTTGATTTTCTACTTTACGAATTAGACTAGGTGTTCTTTCCCTTACCGTATTATCTATCACGAAAAACATATTACCAAATGACTTCTTTAATATAGGTATGCTCTTATCTAATTCTTTAAATTTTTGTGTAACAAGCTCTGGACCAATAGATCTTTCACCTTCCTCACCACGTTTTCTATCTGATTCAATTGAATCTTCTAAAGGAATACTAACATACACCATGGCTGTTTCATAGCCAAGCTTTTCTAATATTGCCTTTTGACCTTGTACTTTCTTAGCATTTGCACCAGTACCATCAATAACAAGACCTAATCTGCCAATCATGGCATGGGATTGTTTAGAACCAGTATGTCTTTTTGCTACAGTACGTATTACATTACGTTCAAATTCTCTATTCGGGTCAAGGATAACTGCACCTTTCTCATCAGTTAAACCTGCTTCTTTCATATAACGAGTGAATTCCACGTCTGAATTGATTACTTTATAACCAAGTTGTGGACCTAAAGACATCCAATCAGAGACAAAGCTTTTGCCTGCGCCTGGAGCACCTGCCATAAAAACCGCCTTGAATATTGAAGGATCGTGTCTTCCTTCTGATAGATAACCTTTAAGTGACTGCATGTGACCTTTATAATTTAGATATAAAGGTATTTATAATAATTACAAATTCTTAATTATTTTATTTAAATTCTTAATTTTACTATACTTCTTAAGCTTAACGAGCTTTGGTTCAACATGTTCTTTAACATTTTCTAAAGAAATGTAGCCATAATAATCTAATATTAGTAGCATTGCCATTACATCACCTAGTTCTTGTTCTAACTCTGCTACATTATCTTCATCATACGGGCCAAATCGTATTAATTTTGAGTTAGCTTGTATTACTTCTGCGCATTCTTCTGAGAGAATAGTCAGCGTTTCTTTTACGTTCATTACTTTTTACCGAGTACATAGTCTTGCTTTGCCATCGCATCATCTAATATACTTTTGAGAATATCGCCAGCAGCCTCATTAAACTTTGTATCCCCATGAGGATCTTCAAATGGATAGTCTACTATCTCATAATCAAAGTTTATCGACTGTGTTGTCTCATTTAATTTAACATCCATGTAGCGATATATAACATTATGGAATGTTCCACCTTCTAATCGTACATACCAATGTTCATTATCTAAATCATTTTTATCTACGAAAGTCCATTTATTGAATGGTACTTCTTTAGTTTTCATCTACATGCCTTAATATTTTTTCACTGTAGACATGTAGTACACCACGATCGTCTTCAACAACTAATCGTACTGCACCACTAAGCTTTTCAAATACTGCAACTACGTGACCTACAAACGTATAGTCACCACCTACTTTTTCTACTAAATCACCTGTTTTAAACATTATTGCCTCTTAATAAAATCTACTTCATATACATTACCATCATATTCAAATGTTATAGTTGAGTGTGAGTATTCATTGACTGATGTAGACTTCTTACGTGTCTCTGTCTTACATACCGTGGCCGTAGTTGTACCTGACTCTGCAGCTGCATTATTAGCACCGATTGCACCACCAATAACAGCTCCTGGTAATTTACCACCATCTCCTTCAGTTACTACATCACCAACAACTGCACCAAAGATTGCTCCCCAAAATGCTGCATTAGCAATCTCTTCTTGAGATGCTGCCGATACTTGTTGCTTACTACATACTTCAACTGTATAAGGTTCTAAATAAATAACCTCACGATAATGATCTCGCACATTAACAGAATCAGCATAAGCTGACACAGTTGCAGCAAGTAATACACCCGCTGTTAAACCTATAATTCTACTTTTCCACATAATTTATTTCTCCATTTAAAGGTATATTATAACATAGAATGCGGCTATTGTACATACTTAGTATGCGACTATTTTTAGTCGTTACTCTTTCTTTACCATCAGTTAATATTCTAGACTTAGCTCTCATTTTGTCCTTCAAGCTTGTATGGCACTTCCACTTTATCTTCATAAGGTGAAGCTGGAGCCAATGGTGGATTTCTTCTAGCATCTTTATATTTCTTTTTAGGAGCAACTGCATTAGCTACTTCTCTTGCTTCAAATCCATGATTACCAGTCCATTGTAGATCTAATGCACTAGGTGCAGGATGTCCTTTATCATGAGATGGAATTGGTTTCATAGACTTATCTTTGTATATACCTTTCTTTGCTGCACGTTCCCATGATTCAATTATGTCATCTCTGATATAACTAATAGGTGTACCTGTTGGATACTCGTGTGTCCAATTATGTGCCATCTTTGTAGCATTGTCTCTTATCGTTTGCAATCTTCGATTCTCGAAGTATTCCTTACGTCTAAATTCTATTCTATCCAAAAACCTTTTTGAATATTTTTGATTAAATAAAGCTTTAAGCATTTTGTTTTACCCTCTTCGAATTAGGATGTCTTTTTGCTGTATGAGTACTATGACTCATATCCTTGACAAACCTAGGTTGACCCTTTACCCGTTTCTTGGCAGTAGGTATCATTGATTTTCCCATTTATTTCTCCACATCTATTATGTAATCGACCTCAGCTTCTTTAAATAAAGCTTTGGCATCCTTTATTGAGTCATCCCATTTTTCATTATAGTCAGCTGGACGAGTTGCAATAACCTTGTCTATGCCGACTTGAATAATACCTTTAGCACATTCATTACAAACAGGTAAACCGTAAACATATAATGTCGATCCTTTTAAAGAAACTCCATTAAGTCCAGCATTATATATAGCATTCATCTCTGCATGTACAACTAAATTATACTTTCTTTCACGATCTTTTAATCTAGCTGCTGTATCTTTAATACCTCTTGGAAACCCGTTATAGCCTTGTGATAATACTTCACCATTATTCCCAATTACTACAGCACCAACTTGAGTGCTTGGGTCCTTCGACCATGTAGATATTTCTTTTGCTAAACAAGTATATCTATTACCCCATGCCTTACCATGCATTCTACTCATAGTTAAAATCCTCGAATTGTGTTACCTTTTTAGGTGGCTCATCTCTTACATTAAGAGTTTGTGCTGTATCCTCTACATCATACAATCTCATCTTAGCCCTGTCAATACCAAGTACAAACTTCTTGTTTGAACCTGTAGGATCATTATACCTATTCTTTAATTGTTTAACCATTATCTGATTAAGGTTCTCTAACTCTTCTGTTGATATAAGTGCAAACATTAAGTCGGCAGTTGCCGGTAAACCAAATGATTCACTTGTATCTTCTAGTCCCACATCCGAAGATGCAAAACCTGAACGTGTAGTTTGTGTGGCCGTAACAATAGGTAAGTTATACTCTACTGCTAAGCCACGCAATTCTTCTGCAATTGCTTTGACCATAATATATGAGTTAATCGATCCGCCCATAGATTTCATACGGGATGATGAACATATATTTAGATAGTCTATACAAATAAGATCAGGTGTGAAGTCACGTTTGATCTTTAATTCTTTCAGTAATGCCCTAAAGTGAATAGAGCTTGCAGCTCCTGTAGGATATTCTTTTACAATAAGTTTACCTACACCTTTGTCTGTAAGCTTATGCATCTTCTTATCGAACATATCTTTTGATAGATTCTCTAACTGGTCAATAGGCACATTCATAAGGTTAGCGTCAATACGTTCAGCTATTCTTTCTTCTGCCATCTCCATAGTTATATATAACACATTTTTCATCTGTGTTAAAGCACCAGCGGCAACATGACACATAAATAAAGACTTACCAACACCTGTACCAGCTAAGGCAACATTAAGTGATTTCTTGACTAGACCACCTTTTGTGATCGTGTTAAACTTTTCTAAGTCAAATGGTAGGTGTTCCTCTTGCCTATGATAGAAATCATAGCGACCATCAGAGTCATCAACATAATCATGACCAACTCTCATATCAAAGTTAACACCTAAAG